GAAGTTGGCGTTGGTGATGAGCGCCATCAGGTCGTCACTCACCTTGCGACCGAGTGCGTAGGCCACCTTGTCGGCGTAGCGCTGGTTCAGGTCGATCTCGCTGGTCGAGCGTTCCACGTCGGTGATCGCATAGCCCGCGTAGGCGTGCTTGTTGATCTTCACGCTCACGTCGACCTGTGCTTGGTCGTCGGGCACGTATCCGGTGGCGGCCACGAAGTCCTTGGCCACGGTGGGCGTGACGATGTGGGTGACGATGTCCTGGTTGAACTTCACGCTCGCCGAGGAAAAGTCGGTGGCGATTTGTCCAAGGAGCGGGAATCGAGCCAGAAGCGTGTTGAGCGCGGTCTGGGCGATGATGGCGGAATTAACCGTTGCGTGTGAGTTGGGCATGGCAGGTTAGCGGGTGAAATGTTTGGCGAGGTGTTGTTGATAGAATGCGGCGGCTTCGGTCGGCTTGTGGTCGCTGACGATTTGTTCGTACTGAGCGACGAGGTCTTGCAGGGTCTCTGCTTTCGGCGCTTGGAGGTGGTCGCCTGCCGCAGTGATGCTGGCCGGAAACATAGTGCCGGTGGAGGCGACGACGCGGGCGACTTCGAGTTGCAGCTTACGATCAAAGTCGGTCTGCGATGCCTTCAGTTCGGTGATGTTAGATTGCAGGGCGCTGGATTCACCGATGGCAGAATCACGCTCGGCCTTGAGTGTGTCGATTTGTGCGGCGAGCCATTCCACTTCGCTGCGCAGTGAATCTGCGGCGGTGGTAGCTTCGGTGAGGAGTTCGGTCTGTGCGTGATAGTCCCGCGTGAGGTCATCGACCTGAGTGCGGGCTTCGAGGAGTTGGTCTTCAAGTGCGGTAGTCATCGCCCGTGATCCCGTGTCAACCGCCGCGTGATAGACGCGGAGGCGGCGCATGGCTTCGGCTCGATCCGGGACCATGCCCGCGAGGTTATAGCGTTGGGCTTGGCGACCGCTGAAGGTTTGACCTTCCATGGCATCGGGTGGGATCGCGCGTCCCTTCGCTAGAACCGCTGCATGAAATTCACCGGCGATTTCTGCGAGGTTAGATTGGATGAGTTCGCGTTGGTCATTCGTGAGCGGATTTCCTGGTGCGCCCATCGCCTTGTATTTGCCGACGGAAAACACCTCCACCTTGATGCCTTCTTTATCGAGAGCTGCCGAATCATCGACCACTGCCTGCACCACGCCGATGGACCCAACTTGAGCAGAGGGCGTGGCGTAGATGGCGCGGGCTTGGCTGGCGATCCAGTAGGCGGCGGATGCCATGAGGCCGGAGGAAAATGCATAGACCGGCTTCTGCTCGTTCAGTGAGGCGACGGCGTTGGCAAGCTCCGGTGTGCCAGCCACGGTTCCACCCGGCGAATCGATGTTGAGCATGACCGCCTTGATGTCCGTGCGGTCATTGGCTTCTCGGATAGCTGCGCCAATTTCCTCGGAATCGGTAGCGCCCATGATGACGCGGGCAAACAAACCTGGCTTGCGGAGGATCGGACCTTCGATCGAAATCGTGGCGATGCCATCCTCAACGCTGAGAAGTGGATTGGACGAATCCGGCTGCGGCAATGGACCGCCACGATACGATGCGGCTTCGACCGCCATGGAGCGCAGTGCTTCTGGCTGGATCAACCATTCGCTGTGTTGAAGGAGAACTGGGTTCACTCCCCAGCGGCGGTGTCAACGAGGCACCAACGACAAAGGCGGATCCGAAGACCCGCCCCTGCGTTTGTTAGAATGTGAAAATTGGAGGACTAGCGTTTCCGGCGGATCAACATCACTCCGCCTGCGAGCATCGTCAGGAGGAGCGACGTTGGTTCAGGTACGGCGGCTACACGGAACCCGAGGGCTCTGGATTCGTTTGTGGATACGCTAGTGTCGCGGAATGTAGACGACAGAATATCTGCCAATCCGCCACTGTAATAGATCCATCCACCCCCGCGAAGTCCGCGCGAAGAGCCGATCGCTGCGTCATTCCATTCTCCGACATTGCCACCTTGGTCAAAAGTTCCGTATTGGCTTGGATCATTGATGTAATTGCCAACATTAGTTGTTGAGCTTAAAGCATAATTTGCGTCTACCGTGGTAATCCCATTCTGACCGTTCGGAAAGAGCGAGTAGGATGCATTCGCCGCATTGTAATACGCGGCCTTGTACCACTCGTTCTCGCTTGGGATGTAGACTTGCGCCCCGATGTTCGCGGTGATGATGCCGCTGGTCGCGCCATTGAGCGTGTAGGCACCGTCTTCCATGTCGCCGTTGCCTTGGCCGTTCATCATCCAGTTGGCAAAGCGCGCCGCATCATACCATGAGACCATAGCTACCGGGTGGTTGGCGAGGGCCGTAGTCACCGTGTAGCTGAAGCTGCCAGAGATACCCGATTGCGTGATGCCGGAGTTAGGCATGTAAGTATTGTAGATGCCGTTGGCATTCGACTGGCCCTTGGCATTGAGGAACTCGCCGTATTGGGCGTTAGTCACTTCATATTTTCCAATCCGATATGCATGATCCACAGCTCCGTAGCCTGTCAGTGGATCTGCTAGATTGTTAATGTCCCCAATGCTAACCCAGTCCATCGTAACGGTGGCTGAGGCGGAGGTGATGAGTGCTGCGACAATGGAGCAGGTAAAAATTGGGAGGTTTCGTTTCATTGGGTAACCGATTATTCAATCCACTCTGTAGCTGCAATACGCTGAAGAATCAAGCTATTCGATGAAATTTCTAATAAGATTTCTCAATTTCCTATCATCTGGAAGGAACTATGGGCGGCTGAATACTTGGATTTCCCGACGGCTTCCACAGCATCTCGACCGGCACGCCGTGTTTTGCCGCCGTCTCAAGAATGAGCTTGGCATCACTGGCGCGACGCTCGATTTCCTCGCCGAAGTCCGCACCGAGTTCTTGGAAGTGGTCGGATAGCGTCTTGAGTCCCATTTCCACGTCCGCACGGTTCTGCTGGGCTTCCCGTCCGGCATCCACGGTCACACGCTTGGGCGGCACGGAGGAAATCTTCCACCAGCCTTCGATGGGCGGCAGAAGTCCACGTGAGATTGCATCGCCAATCACGTAGGTCCACACCGGTTTGATGAGTCGACGTTCGAGGATCATCTGGCGGAATGAGAACCGACGATCCGCCTTGGCGACGATCAATCTAACACCCGCGCCACCGATCTTGCTCGAATCCGCTGCGAACTCGAACGGGATCACTCCGAGTGCGGAATCCCTTCGGAGATGTTCGAGGAAGCCGGTGAAGGTGGGAGACGGGCGGTTCGACTGAAAGCTCTCAATCGACTCGTCGGGTTTGAGCGCCACAAGTTTTCCGCCGACGATGCGTTGCAGCGTGACCGGGTCGCTTGGATCATTGCTGGTGGCGGCTGCGCCGACCACGAAGTCGCCATTGTCATCGAGTTCGCCTCGGGCGGTTTTGAGCACGCGGGAAATATCCGCGTTGTCCTTCACCGCATGTTTTTCTAACGCTAACAACTCGATCTCGTCGAGGACGTGGTTGATTGAATGCTGGATCGTCGGATGCGACCTCACGCCACCTGCCCATTCCGGTTCATGGATGTGGAGTACCGAGTTGGATGGCAGGTCGCGGGATTTTCCGCTATCCTCCAAGGCTCGATAGAAGATCGGTGCGCCCCATGCATCGAGACCCACGCCGTCGATGGTATCGCGTGAGCCGAACTGGTCACCGATCCTGTGGGACTCGATCAACTGGATGCGTGGTTCGCCCTCGCCATCGCGGGTCTTGTGGACGAAGTATTCGCCGTCGATGTCCATGCCCCGGCAGACGAGTGCTTGGCATTCTTCAAACGAAAATCGACGCGTCACCTCGCAGCGGGCCGACCACAGCGCGAAGTAGGATTCTGCCAGACGGTTCCACTCAGGGTCGGGTGATTGCGCCTGCACGCGGATGCCGTCGCCGGTCGAGTAGATGGCCATGTTGGCGACAAGCTCGCGGACGAAGCCCGAGTTCTTGTGAAGGTAGCGCGACTTGCGGACGAGTTCGCTGCGGACGCCTGGTGTGAGTTCCAGTCGAGCGTCGGTGGGTGCGTAGCCCGGAACCAATCCACGGCGGTTCGACAAGTTCGCCGACTCGAAGGGTGATCCCCAGGCTTTCGGGATGAGGACGGGTGGTAGCCAGCGGATGGCGATTTGTTGGAGGCGGGTCATTTCGGGAGGTGGCCTGAGATGTGAGAAGTCGCGACAGTGCGATGTTTGCCGTAAGTGACTGGGTCGAGAATCCGCAGCGAGTGGGCGCATTCCTCAAGCACTTGATCGACCGGCATGGTGAACTGCTTGGCCACCGAGGTGTCGGCGTCGTTCCAGTTCATGATCGTCTTGCCTTCCAGCAGAAATTCCTTGGCCCGCCGCTGGATGGCGAGAACCTCCGAAACGGTGAAGCCAATGATGAAGAGTCCGCGTGCCATGAATCAGTTGCCCCTCCAGGTTGCGTTGCTGTTGCGGGTGTCGATGTGGACGAAGCCAGACGTCGGATAGATTCCGAGGCCACCCACAAACTTGCCTGCCTTTCGCCACTCGATGAGCCGGTCATAGACTTGCTGAGGAGTCACTCCATCGAAGGCAATATCGAGAGCGCGAAATTCCATGTGCTGGCTGAGTCCCACGCCGGCCACCGCTTTGTTATAATCGGACGAACGATAGGAACTCAGGATGGTGCATGGCTTGCCGAACGATTCGCGCAGATCATCCACAATGCGGAGAGTGGGCACGATGTTCTTCCAGAGCCGTTGTGGTGGCACGCTGTTCGTCACACCTCTCCGCTGCGCCACGAAGTATGACTCAAACTCGCTGGCACCGAAGTGGCAGAATTTCTGGGCGTTGAACCAAGTGGTGAAGGTGCTCATAGGTTACTTGCCAGTGCGGGGTTCGATCACGACTTCAAAGCGACCGTCCGGATGAACCTTGATGATGCCGTCCTTGCTGATGAACTCGCCCTGAATCAGCGACGGCGTGGTGCAGCAGACTAGGAACATAGAGGTTGCGAGAAGGATTAGAGTTTTCATTGTTCCTCTTCTGGCGTGTCAACGGGCGTCGATGCTTCGCGGCCCACGATCTTGAGCATGGTGGCGGCGGCGACTTGCATTGCCTCACAGTCAAACAAGTGGTTCTGTCTCGATCCAATGCGTTCCCATATCCACTTGCCAGTTTTCTTGATCCGATGCTCGCCTTCCATCTGGGTGAGGTAGTCTTCGTCGATGTCGTCTGGCACCTCCCACACTGGGCCGTCGTCAGGGTTTTGGTTCCGGCGGAGTCTGGCGAGCGTGTCCTTGATGTTGAGGTTGGACCAATAGAACACAGAGCAACTTTGGCCTCGGCCGAGCACCACCTTGCGGCGTGGTGAATAGAACCGCTCGATGGATTTCCGGCCCTTCACTTTGTGGGTGAACGTGGCTCGCTTGTCGCCCATGAGAGCGGTCCATCCGTGGGCTGCGCATTCACGATAGACGTCGTAGGTGGCGTAGCCCGCGTCGATGAAGACGAGATTTGGATGAATACCAAAGCGCTCCTGCACGCTCTCCACGTCGGTGAAGGTGAGCACACGTTCGTTCCAAATCAGTCGGCTTGATCCATCTTCGGCCCATGCGCGGGCGACGAGGAACAAGTGGTCCATCTGGCAATCCACCGTGAGGATCCGCAGCGGACATGCACAGGGTTCGCCTGATGGAACCAATCGACCATGAGAGTCCACGCCCGCTTCGCCGTCCCACGTTTCACCTTTGAGATAGCTGCCGGGGACGATGTCGAGTTTGTAGTCCTCTAGGTATTCCCGCCATGCGAGTGCCAATCGCTTTTGATAGAACTGCTGAATCAAACTCACATCGCCTTTGCGTGCGGCGGCTTTGGCGCGGAGATAGAGTTCTGCCAAGCGTCCCCAGCTCATCGCGCAGAGGGCATTCCAGTGGAATCCTGCGTTTTCTTTTGGTGCGTTCGGATTGGTGGTGACGTAGCGGCCAGTTAGGTTGAGCTCCCTGCGAATGCGGTCACTGTCGTCGAAGTAGTGGTTGCACGAAACGCAGTGCATGGTCGTGGTGTCTCGGACTTTTTGAAAATCCCACTCGCCGGATTCGTCTCGGGCGTCCTTGCTCCACTCGATTTGTTCCCACTTGAAAGGTTGTCTGTGGTGGCAATGCGGGCAGACAAACGTCCACTCGCGCATGCTGGTGGTTTCAAACTTACGATGGGTGTCGTCATCTTCCTCACCGCCCTGACTCATGAATAGGCATTTTCCTAACCAACCGAACGCGGTGACACGTGCCTCGGCTTCTGCCATGTGGCCAGTTTTATATCTCCATGTCTCATCGCAGACTAACCATCTGATAGAGCGGCGTTGGAGGTTCGTTTTGTTGTTGGCCCCAAGCACCCAGAGCGTCATGCCATTGGCGAAGTGGATCGTGTTGTTGCGCTTCTTGTGGCGGTTCGCTGGATAGAGCGCCTTCACAGGATTGCACTCGTCGAAGAGTTTTTGGAGGCGGCTTTCGCTTTGGTCCTTCGCGTCATCGTCAGTTTGATCGAGCCAGAGCGTTGGTCCCGGGTTGTTGGAGATGATGTGGCAGAGACCGAATTCGCCCACGCTTGTTTTGCCACTTTGAATCGCGGCGATGATGCTCACGATCCGGATTTTGGTGTCCATCAGCGCCTCCATCGGCTCGCGCATCCATGGTGAGTTGGCTGAACGAAATCGTCCAGGAATCGGAGAGTAGGGGATCGAGGTAATGTGTTCTTCGCACCACTCCCACGGGGGACGACGGTCGGGTGGACGCCACGCTTCTCGCCAGATCTTGGTGAGTCTTTTGTGTGCTGGCTCGATGATTGTCATTCTCCCTGGTGGAGGATCGTCAACACCTCGTCGATGGCAGCTCGCGCTTCTTCCTGGATTCCGGTGGCGTCGAGACCTGATAGAATCGGTGGTAGTTCCTGCTCGAACTTCTTGCGGAGCATGGAGGTGGCTTGGGCCACCAGTTCGGTCCACGCTTGCCGCACTTCCTCCACTGCCACGAAATCACCGCGCTTGATGCCGAGTCGGAGTTCTCGTTCTTCCACCTCTGCTAACAACTTGCGGGCCTTGAGTGATGTTTCGATGTCGGTGGCATCTTGGGTCAACGGTTCACCACCTTTGAGTTCGTTTCGGCGCATGAACTCACGCCACGCCGCCACATCATGCAGTCCATTGGATGCTGGCTTTGGGGCGTCCTTGCGTTTCTTCCACGTATTGATCGACTGGCGAGTGACTCCGAGGATGGCGGCCAGTTCGACGTAGTGAGTGGCGGTGGTTGGTGCGGCACCGGTGCCAGTGGCCATCGACTGGAGCATCGCCCGTTCGGCACGGCTGAGCTTACCACCTTTTTGCACCCGGCCCACCAGATTGGCGAAGTCACGTGAGAGTAGTTTTTTTGCAATGTCAGGTGAAACTGGCTCCATCCGCAAGTTGCGGACACGTCAACTAAACTTCACTCCCGTTTCCGCTTTGGCTTGATGATTTCCAACATCGCCTGAAGCCCAAACCCTTGCGGCATCGCTCGCTCTTGTTCCCAGTTCTCTAGGCTGCGTTTCGACACCCTGAGCACCTCGGCGGCGTCGCGCTGGCTGTATTGGTTTCTCTCCCTCCACTTGCGAAGGAGGTTGGCGAAGGCGGTATGGTCCATGACAAGTGTCCGCAGACTACGGATGATCGTGTCGGTGGTGTCAAGGTTGGGGCGCGGCGGGTTGACGGCGGGACGATGGAATGAACATCCCTGTGCATTGCGCCCACACCGCCCTCGTCGATCCAAACACGCTGAAACCTAACCCGGTCAATCCGAACCGGCACAGCGCCCACCAAATCCAACTTCTCGCGTCGATCATCCAGGAGCAAGGATGGCGCAATCCAGTCACCGTGTCGAAGCGGTCGGGGCTGATTGTTCGGGGTCATGGGCGATTGGAGGCCGCGCTTCTCATCGGCTGTCCGACGATCCCAGTGGACGAACAAGACTACGCCAGTGAAGCCGAGGAACTTGCCGACCTACTCGCCGACAACCGCCTGTCGGAACTCGCTGAACTCGATGAAGACGATCTGCGGAGAGTGCTGAAATCCATCGCCGACGCTGATCCCGACTTTGACATCGAGCTGACAGGTTTCATGGAAGACGAGATTCGCAAGCTGATGAACGACGCTGGGAATCCCGAGGATGAAATCGAGATGATCCCCCGGATGGAATGCCAAGCGTTCGAGACCCACGACTACCTCGTGTTCATGTTCCATGATCTGCGGGATTGGATGCAGGTGCTCCAGCTCATCGGGGTGCGCGAGGTTGACTACTCGATCAACCGCAGAACCCACAAAATCGGCCTCGGCCGCGTGCTCCATGGAAAACGACTCATCGAACTCTGCCGCTGCGCCAACATGGCCGGAATTCCGCCCGCTCTCACTCCGCCTAGTGATCCTGTCCCGGAGCCGAAGCCGCTCGATCACGAGCCACAAGCTGTTCCCGACGGCGACGCTCCTAGTCCCCGTAAGCGAGGCTGAACATTACCGCCACACCGGGTTAGAAATCGAAACCATCCCCGACGAGATCGCCGGCATCAGCGCGGTGCGGAACTGGGTGCTTAAACATTTCAAAGACGACGCCATCGTGATGCTCGACGACGATATTTCTGCGTGTGTGTGCATGGTGTCCCTTCGGTGCCGGAAGCTGTCTATCATTGAAACGCTGGCGATGATCGAAAACTCGGCGTGGTGTGCGCGTGGGGCAGGGGCCCGGTTGTTCGGTTGGCACCAGCGTAGCGATCCACGGCTTTTACAACGCAATGATCCGTTCGGTGTGAATCACTGGGTCGGGGGCGCGGTGGGCGTGGTGCGCGATGAAAAGGACGGCGTTCCGAAGTGGGATGAACTACTCAAGTGCAAGTGTGACATCGACGCCACGTTGCAAGAGTTGATGGACAACCGGCTGGTCTGGAACGAAGCACGGTTTTGTTTTGTCCAGGAGCGCGACAAGAACCTCGGCGGCAACAGCCTGTTCCGAAGTGAGGAACGCATCGCCACCGAGAAGCGATACCTCAAGCGCAAGTGGAAGGCCCACATCCGCATGGAATCCTACAAGAGCCAGGACCGCGTTTCGATGGACG